CTTGCATCAACAGACTCTACTGAAGACCCAACAGCTAACCCTTCTTTTGCAATACCCTCTAGATCAGCTAGCGTCTCTGTAGAATGAACCTTTTCCCCCTCTTCTACTCTCTCACTCTCTTCTTTTTTTTTAACTCCAGCTACAGCAGGTTTTCTAACGGGTGCTCCTGTTTCTTTTTTAGCTTCTGCTTCTTCTCTAGCAGACAATATCTTACGCTGAGTTGCCTTAACCATATCAAGTGATATTTTATTAGCCTTGCTTCTAGCACTTACAGCATTTTTTCTTTTCCCCATTAATATAGACTCACCATCTAGCTCAGCATAAATAGTTCTAGCGTCTGAGTCTGTCTCTCCTTCAAACTTTATTGGAACATCAAGCTTGTTAAGCTCAAACTCTCCTTTGTCAAACTTTCCTCGTTTCTTTCCCTTTACTTCAGTTACTTCTACTCCAACTACTTCTTTCGTTTCTCCTTTTGCTCTCGCTCTTGCGGTAAATCCGCTTATTGGAGTAGGAGTCCAGTTAGAAATCTCATTATCAGAACCATGTTCTTTTACTAGAAAGTTCTGTGCTTCTGATACAGTGGCAAAGGATTGTGGTACTGGTACACCATCATAGACAGCATTGACAACACCATCTGTGGCAACAGAAACAGTGGCTAATGCATTATTTATAGTAGCAGTAAAAACACCTTCTTCTTCAACAAAAGAAACTACATCTTCATCAGCCTCTTTACCTACTCCCTTTTGAAGTCCAATTTTTTTATCTGCTTTCTTTTCAGCTGTATCATCTATAGGCGTAGTAGTAGGAGGCTCTGTAATTCCCTTATCTTCACGTCCTTTTTCTAGTTCAGCTGCTGCATCCCTCTCTAAACCTGTTTCTTCTGCGGCAGCTACATCCCTATCATACATCTCTTGGATTTGTTCTTCTGCAGTTTGATCTGGAAGGAATTCCTGACCAGAAGTAATTAGACCAGACTCTTCTTCAGTCATAGTTCTAGCAAATAACTTAGAAGCCTCATCTTTTTCAATGCCAAGTGTTTCAGCTAGATCATCTATAGCAACTTTAGGACTTATATTCCCTTCTATTACAGAAGCTATTGCTCCTTGTGCAGCCTTAATGTATTGCTCGGCGAGTAGGCGAGCATCCAGTGTTTCTTTTGTTGCAGATACAGTCTCTTCTGGCCCTTCGGTTACATCAACTGGAGGAACAATAACTACCTTTTCTTTATCTTTAGTAGCAGCTTTCTTCTTACCTTTCTTCTTGCCTTTCTTCTTGGCAACAAAAGGTGGAACAGGCCCTTTTTGAGGTCCAGCCAAAGCATAAGCACCTGTGCCAGTTCTTCTTTCTTCCGCAAGGGCGTCTAATATTTTTTGGGCCATCTCAACTGGATCAGGCCTTGCTTCAGGTGTGGTAGTTTCTGCAGTAGGAGTAACCTCTTCTACACCAAGAGCTGTTCTTAATAGATTAAGATTAGCTGTTACTATTGTATGTGCGGGAGTATCATCCTTACCTCCTGGAGAAAGTCTATCAGGTCTTCCTTCTCTCTTGGTAATTTTTACATTACCTGCACTTGGTACTATTACTGTACCTATCTCTTCTAAGGCTGCATTAAGCTGTGCCTTTACTTGAGCTTCGGCTACTCCATCTACTGTCTCTTCCACAGTATCTCGTATATCTCCAAGAGTAGCATCAAGTTTTTCTGCTGCCTCACGCAATTCTGGTATGCCATAATAATCGGCAAGTTCAGCCCCGGTGGTTTTATTAATCCATTCATCTTTACCTTTACCTATACCCAGAACTGGATACCATTTTCCTGGTGTAGTTTCCTCCTTTCCTCCTTTACCAGTAGAAATATAAAATGGAACCTCTACAACATTTCCATTAGGCCCTGTTATCTTAACTAGAACAAAAGTTCTTCCTGGCTCATCACCTATAGTCTCATTTCTAATAACATGATCATCTACCCCATCTAAAAGAACTAACCCAAGTCCTTCAGCAGACTCTTCTACTGTTCCTTTCGTAACAGTTGGAGTAGGTGCTTTATCACCCTCTTTTTTAGTTGCTGCTGCTTGTTCAGCTTTCTTTTGTAACTCTGCTAGCCTTATCTTATTATCCTCTATAGCGTCCAGTTGTCCCTGCATGTCTGGAATTGTATATGTGTCACCTTCTTTGCCAAATCCAGCCTTAGTTATAACTGTAACAATAGCTTCATGCTCAGCTATAAGGTCCTCTAGCGCAGTAATCTGATTTTGAGATTCAGCAGGCTTAGCTTTTTCCTTAGCTACCGTAGCCTTTGCTGCATAGGATTCTTGATTTCTTATCCCTTGACTTACGATCTGCCTAAACTCTCTTTTAGCATCTTCATTAGCTAATGTATCACGAATCTTCCCCGCTTCTTTGTTCATTTCAGCGCGAGTTGGATTTTCACTAGTCGTGGATTTAAATTGTTCTTCAAAAGAAGAAAGCACATCATAGGCTGCAGTTTTAGCCTCCGCAATATCAGCGGTATCAACTTCAGTAGTAACATCTTCTTCTTCACGTAAGAGGGCAGCTTGTTTTTGTTCTGCATCCAGCACGTCTATACGGTATTTAAAGACAGCCTTAGCAGCAGCTTGTTCTTCCTTGGTTGCAAACTTAGTTACTTCTGCAGCAGCATAAGCTCGCATCTGCTTGATAGTAAATCTACCACTTCCTTCAAGCATGTCATATACTTCATGAGCTTTAGTCTCAGCATCTGTGACTTTAGTACGCAATTCTGTTGCGTCGAACTCAACCTCTCTTTCTGCTTTTGTCTTCCTTTCTTTTTCAACCTGAGCATCCAACCTCTCACGCATTTCTATATCATTAAACCAGGTATCCCTTTCTCTCTGAGCTGCTTTATCTGTGGTTGCCTCTGCTCTCTCTGCATCTTCTAGTGCAGCCTGCCTAGCTTCTATCGCCTCTCTTCTAGCCCTACGTCTTTCGTTAAACTCACCTAGAGCTGCTTTAGTACGAGGAAATCTAGTCTTCTCAGTACCAACTGATACATCTAATGGTGGCTTTCCGGTAGGAATAGGCTCATTAATTGGCGATACTTTACCGACATCTGGCTTTAAGTCCGGCATGGGCTGGGTGATGACAGGAATCGCCTGTCCAGCTTCTTCTGGGTCTGCTAGTTGCTCCCCTTCTGATATACTAGGTACTACTACCGCTGGTCCAGGGGCACCTGGAACCGATGGGGGTCTATCCTCTTCTACATACTGAAGTTGCTTTAGTATTCGCTCTCTTTCGTTTTGTGTTTCAGGGGTGTCGGGGAGTCTTGTGAGAACACCAGTTCCGGGGTCTGTATATAATCTTGGGACAGGTCTACCATCAGAGTCTATCTCTGGCTCTATGGGAAATCCAGCCATAGTTGCAGGTGGTACATATGCGCCAGCACCAGCCTCAGATTCTGCTGGGGTTACTGCCTTACCTCCTGTTAGGAAACCAAGTGGGCCACCAAAGACAAGGCCACCAGCATAGACAGCTTCCCTTATTTGTTTCCATTGTTCTGAAGTGAAATCAGCAATAGGCTGTCCCTTGAGATAGTTAAGAAACATCTCATTGATGGCTTCTTGTAATCCTTCTGTACCTCCCTCAACTATAGCCCAGTTAATGCCTTTGCCTAATCTTCCCGCTACAGCCGATCCTCTCTCAATCTCTTTTTTTACAAACTTATTAAAACCTTCAGTAAACTTTCCTCTTTTAGGGATTAACTTTCCGCCTAAAATTCTACCTACTTTATATGGTATGATGGTATCGAGTATAGCATTAATAGCCCCAACAGACATGGCTATTTCATGATCAACAACACCTAACTCCATCAACTGAGAAGCATTACTTTCGCCAGCATTTAAAAGAGTATTAGTTATATAGCCAACACCCGCACCTCCTAAAGTGGCACCAATAGCAGCACCAGGAACCGCACCAACACCAAATAACATAAATCCTATCATTCCGCCTACCGTGGCACCAGCAGCAGTGGCGGCAATACTTAGTGCAGTACTTGGACCCTGTGTAAGGAATGTATTAACCCACCACTTACCAGCATTGCTTATACCAGCATCCTCAAGCATGTCTGATCTAACTTTTGCAGACAATTTTAAATTTTGCTCACCCCATTTTTGCAATACATCAGCTACACTATTCTCACCAAAGATAGTATTAAATGCAGAGGACAGCCCCAATTGAACCATTGCCTGCATCTGGTCTATACCAGCACCAGCCTGCTCTACATAAGAAACATCATCTTCATTAGCAGGAGTGTTCAATGCCTCATTCATCGACGCACCAAGAGGATTTTTATCAAAATCGCTTAGTGATTGAAGCCTTTCTAAATCAGCCTGTATTCTAGTTACAACATCTGTGCTATTAACTGAAGCCATATACTCTCTCTATTGTGATGTCCATGTAGACATTAATTCAGCACCAACTTCTGTGCCAGGTGTTTGAACAACATTTCCATACTCGTCAGATATATCTCCTTTCATTGCGCTAGTTGTTTTAGGTAAAGCTCTCCAAATATTATTCAAAGATTTTTGGAATTGTGCTGATGTTTTAGTTCCATTCAAAAACTCGTTTATACCAGCATCTTCTATGCCAAGGGTAAATAACATGTTCTGAAATAGTATATCAAATGTTTGATCATCAAGCCACGTTTTGCTCTTACCTAAATGTTTCTTAACTTGAGGAATCATGAAATCTTTGTATGTAAATTGACCAGCACCGAATGCCTTATGCCCATACTTCTTTATAATATCTTTAACCTTCATTGAGGTTAAGTTCGGATCATCGCGCCTACCAGAAATAGATGTCCATGCTTCTTGGAATCCTTGGTTAGGTTCAGAAGATATAATGATAGCCTTTATCTTGCCCATTAATCTTTCTTTTCTAGCGGCTTTTTCTGTTGCCTCTTCTGGTATATCATCGCTTAATGTTATGGTGGTTTTACCAACCGTAGTTCTTTCAGGCATAGCATCTGGAGCAGGTGGATAACCTGTCTGAGTACCAGCATAAGATTGCCTCATTAATTCAGCTGGATCAGTTGGACTCCATGTTACTGAGGGGTCTCCTACAATCTCCTCTCCTTCTACATACTTAGGAGGAAGATCGCTGGCCTGGCTTATTACTCCTTCACCACCGCCTAGTAACCCACCCTCTTTCATTATATCCTGCGTACCTGCAGCTTCAGACATATACCTAGCTGCATCTGCATCAGCAGCACCTATAGAGCTTAAGTCTTCTTTAGGAATTAACCTTCCTTCACTATCCCTTGGTTTTGCTTTTGCCTCTTCTATCTTACCTTTAAAAAACTCTAATGCAATCTTAGCAAAATATTTTATCTTTTCTACAGCAGCACCGGGACCGAACCTCTCGTGGAACTCATCACTAATCTGCTTATTTAATAGTTTCGCAGCTTCCGCGTCTGAGATATTTTCTATCTTAGGATCAGCATTATTTCCAATAACAGTCCTTAATGCATTCCATTCAGTCTCGCCGTAATATTTTTTAAATCTAGCAGCCTGATTTTCATTATACTGTTTCTCACTTGGGGTGAATTGTGACATAACCCCCCCGATAGGAGTGCCTTCATAAGGCATAACCGAATACGGGTCTTGTATATACTTAACTAGAGCATCTATTACTCCAAACTCATCTGATTCTACTTCAGTATCTCCTGACACTTCATCCGCGTCTTCCACTTTAATCATAGCAAGGTCGTCTTTTGTCTTAGCTTTTAATATTGCATCTATCTTCTCTTGTTCTTTCTTAATCCTCTCCCTGTCTCTCTTATCAATCTCCTTTTTCTCTCCTGGCAAAGAAGTCTCATACATATATCTCGCCATTAAACTCTCTTGCGCCAAGGTTATTTTATCTATTTTCTCGCGTATAAGAGCTTTATCAATATCAGTTAGTCTTTGTTGCTCCATAAATCCTTTAGGATTTAACTGATCATATAGATTATCAAGATTTTTACCATAAATATCTAGAATCTTTTCTGTTCCTTTATCTTTTCTTGTTACGGCTGTTGATCTAGCGGTTATTCCTTCTGCCCTTAATAGCTTCCATGTGTCCCATGTCCTCTGTTCAGTTTTAACAGCTGCAGCTGTTTCTTTAATATCTTTGCGCTCTCCAGCCTTATATAATAAGAGACCACCCGCTTGAGCTGCCGCACCAGTCGCTTTACCTAGCCTACTTAGAAGACCCATTATACCACCTCCTCTATAACCCTAGTTCCAGATATAGGAGAAGCGTTCAAATCCATATCACCTCTAAGCAGATTCTCCATCGTTGACATGATATAGTCATCATCAATACCAGCGTATTCAGACTCAACCCCAGAATTTATAGCATATGTTAAAGCTTCAGTCATAAAGACTTGTACTTCAGTATCATTTCTAAACTCTTTTATTTTTTCAGTCTCTACTATATCAGTAAACTGTTCTACTGTTTGAGTAGCAGCCTCTATAAACATGTCCTGTGGAAATACACCGCCTTCTTCCTCTAACATCATTACTTCATTAGATACAAGATTACCAGACATAGTTCCTACAGTCTTAGGAAGATCATCACCCTTTTTCAATTTAGCCACTATCTCATCGTAACCGTCTTTGTAGATATAAAGAAATATCTCATCTGTTATAGCATCCACACTAGAGACTTCTTCTTGGCTTGGCTGTTGTGTAAACGGGTCTTGCATAGTTGGTTGTGCAACTTCCCCTTCTTGAGGAATTGCTGCTGGAATCGGAGATAATCTTGCTGGTTGCTTCATTACACTTGCCCCTGTTTTGCTTGAGTTATCATGCCTTGATTATTCCCGCCAATAATACCACCTGTTTGTTGGATAACCTCGCTCTGAGCGGGGCGAACTACAACTCCTGGAGTACTCTCATATACTCCTGAAACATCAAGTCCCTTAAGACCCCATCCCATATACGTGTTACCCGCTGCTGTTTGTCTTATTCTATCCTTCGCTATCATTTCATTAATTCGGTGCCCTTCCCTTCCTAACTCTTCATAAATATCTAATTTTCTAGCGTCTAACTCATACTGTTTCTCAGCAGTATCATCAAAAAGAGTTGCGACAAAAGTACCAGCGACGTTTAGTAAAGACCCTAGCCCCATCATTCCCTCACCAGAACTAAGAGCATTACTGATCCATCCTGTAAAACCACCACCTTCTTTGGGTGTTCCTGACAAGCCAAGGGCACTACCAAGTAAACTCCGCACCCCATCCCAAGCATCTTTAAGAACGTTTCCTGATGAAGTACCAGCCTTTCTCGCTTTAGCAGCACCAGCGACCCCCCATGTAGCGAGCATTTTAGCATTGGGAGTTATTATATGAGCGCTTTTTAACCTTCCTGTATGTCCTGCTCTTGGGCTTGATTTTAGATGTGTCATAATATTATTCCCTTAAAACCCTGGCGGAGTAACAGCTGCCATTGCGGCCTGTATAGCTGCTTTGCTCATTCCAGGTTCAATTGCTATCCTTCCTCTCTGAGCAAGAACCGATCTCCAGTTAGCAGACCTTTCTGCAAGCTCTCTTAGAGTCTGATTAATCTGTCCAGTAAGTTTAGCCATGAACGCTTCATAATATACTGCATTCTGTTGAGATTTAAATACATTACTTGCATTCTGATTAGCCACTTTTTGCGCTGTAAAAGCAGCAGCATCGGCAGCTGCTATAGGAATTGCCACAGCTAAAATAGAATTCATTACAGCTTCTTGAGCTATAGAACTATTTACAAGACCTAATTGATTCATAGATTGCAGGGCTTTAGTTGTGGCTGCTTTAAATAAAGGACTGTTTGTATTTATTATATCCTTTAACCTCTCCTGAATAACCTCTGACTTTGGACCGGCAATTACAATCTCTTCTAACAAAGGTTTTTCTATCTTAGTTTTATCTATTATATCAATTGATGTATCAGCACCTACACCACCCCCTCCACCGACTCCTCCACCACCTCCAGGAAATGTTGGTTGTGTTACAGATGGTTCTGTTGCAGTTGCTGTTGTAGTAGTATCGGCGGCTACGACAGCCTGTATATTCGGAACAGCACGAGCCTTTGATCCCATAGCTTTAGTAGCTCCGCTATAAGTGCTAGACTGAAGAGCCATTGATTCTCCAGCATGAGCCTTACCAAACGCCTCTTTGCTCATATTAGCCATTCTCGGCTTCCAGTACTGGGCTTGTTTAGAGTTGGGATTATTAACAATCTCTTTATATGCTGAAGCTAAATCAGGATACATATCAACATACTTATTATAATCCTTCGCAGCAGAAGCCATATTGGTGTATTGCTTTTTATAACCATGCTTTTGGGATAGGGCTGTTGATGGGGTAGAAATATTGGTGCCGTAGTACACCTTTGGTGGTAGTTTTGTCGCGCCACCAGTTGTAGAACTAACAGGGGTGCGAGGGTCTACGAATGGTTTAGTAGAATATATTGATTCACCGGGTGCCGCCGCCGCTGGATTTTCTTGAAGAGCGGCATTCTTAAATCCAGCCAAACGCGCTCGCCTATTGGCATCAATTTCCTGATCGGCGGCACTCGTAAATCCAGCCGCAACAGATCGTATGTTTGCTTCGTGTTCATAAGCAGCAGCATTTCCGACAAATCCGGGAGCTTTCATTCTTTTGTTTGCCGCAACTTCCTTGGCAACACCTGCTGCCTCTGTTTCAGCTGCCGACTGAAGAACAGGGACCCCCTCCTTTGAATATTCAGGAGATTTTTTCCCACTTACAGCATCCCTCCTTCGTAATAACTTTCGTTCACTGTCCGTAATATAGGCTAATTTAGTCTTTCCAAGATTTTCTGGAAGTCTCAACATGTTCATCGTCTAACTCCTCGCGTTGAATAATCTACAACAGCTCCTTGCAGAGTTATTGGTTTATCATATATAGAACTATTTGTTATAATCATACCCATATTCGTACCTATACCATTAATCTTTATTCTTTCAGACGCAACAACAGTTATACCAGTAGATGAATTAGAGATATCATCTTCATTCCATTCATCAGAAGTTACTGCTACACTGTAACTTGAAGCTGAAGGTGTTGATCTAGGAGAAAAGGTTCCTCCAAAATCAAATGTTGGATACACGGTTATTGTAGTAGACGTATCAGCGTTAATTTCAAGCCCTATTTGTCTGAATCTTTTCTTAACTTGAGGAGAACCATAATTATAATAAGCAGTTCTTATAAAAGAACTTACAGTCTCACCATCAAAGCTTGTTCCAGAGTCCATTCGTCTAACATATCCATCATCAAACCCACCATATAAAACTTCAAATCCATTAGCATCTTCTACAGAAGCCAAACAACTTAACTGGTGAGACAGAGTAAACGGCATAATACCTATATTTTCTCTATTAATATAAGTCATGGATAATCCAGTCTTGTCATCAAAAAATAATCTATACTGATTCTTCCCCCTCACTCGTAAAGAAAGAATAGCATTATCTTTTTTCTTCTGTATATATGGGTCAATCTGACTCGAAGCTACTGATGATGCAAAATCACCATAATACTGAACAGTAAATATAGAAGTAATTCCTCTATCATCTAGAAAAAATGTCTGATCCATTTTCTGCATTGTATATGGAATTGCGCCAGTTCCCTGATGGAATCTAGTTAAATTCCAATCTGCAGCAGAAGACCCATATAACATATATGTATCATTCCTGGTAAATATAGACATAACTTCTTTTATCTCTGTGGAGAATCCTGAAATTTCTTCTCCAAGAGATATTTCTGCCGCCCCAGTAACTGCACTCCATTGTAAAGGTTCTGCTATACTTGAATGTTGAACAGAACCGCCAGGAAAGGAGAAAAATAAATGTTTCTTATGGGCTATTACATGTTCAGGAGTATCTGTAGTCATTCCTGTACTTATTTTTATAAAGGTAGTTCCATCAAAAGAAAATCCTTTATCTACAGTATTAACTCCATACATTGAAAGTCCAGAAGAAACACCCCTAAAATTATAAGTTACAAACTCATACTTTCCACCTGGATTTAATGTTTGTGCATATTGTGTTCCATCAGCAATAGCTAAAGTTTTAGATGCTGGCTGAGACGACCCATCTACATCAGCACTGTCAGAACTTGATACTTGTATTTTCTCTCCATCTGTCCATGTCCCTGTATTACCAGTTATTGATAAAAAGCCAGATGCATCACTACCAGAAAAAGTTCCAGCATTTACAGTAACCTTTTTTACAGTAGCTGTTTTGCCGGATGATGCGCCTGTTATAACATCATCTTCTTTTATCTCTTTCGTTCCAGCATCAAACGCTATAGTTGGAGACGATAAGTTTTCGTTATCTACAAAAGTACCAGTTATACTAGTAAGAACTACTCTTCCAGAAGCTCCTAATTCCCAAAGTCTATGGTATGCAACAGCAGATACAGTACCAGTTGCTCCGCCAGCTCCAGTCACTACAGAACCGGGAACAAATTCTCCATTAGTTGTAGTGCCGTCAAAATTTAAAGCAGTTCCTAAGTCAACTTCAGACCATCCAGTAGATGTAGACTTATACATTCCAGCAGTAGCGCCACCGCTCTTATTTCTGAAAGCATAAGTAACGCCACTAAATACCCAAACCCCTAATACACCCCCCTCACCTGGAACAATAGTAATATTGCTTCTTTGATCTTCTATTGCCGCCTGTAACTCAGAAATAAGCGATGCATCTGCATCAGCATCTCTTAATACAGGTGGTCCATAAGAAAGGGATGTGGCAAGAAGCCCCATTATCCCACCCTAAATACAGATAACTGACCATAATGCATTTGGAAATACTCAGACCCAGAATCTGCATGTTTTACTGAAGCTTTCACATCGGTATAAGTAGTATGACCAGTAGTATCAATTATTCCAGAAGCAGATACCATATTATCCAGGGTTGCGGCTACTCTTTGAACCGCGCAATCATATCCAGGAAAAGTGTCCGAAGCACCATCTACTGAAGTAGTAATCCTAAATGTCCATATCACAGTATCGGTTCCAGTCTGTGCAAAACTAATACCGAGATTAACCATGAAGAATCCTTTATCATATATCCTGATCCTATCATTTGCAAAATCAGCATCGGTTCCTACAGTTGTTGAGGATACGGTTCCAGTATCATCAGCACCATTAGCTCCTACTGAATCAGCATTCCAATCTATTACAACAGTTGTAGCTGTTGCTATTGTCTGAGAAGCTGGTGTCCCAACGGGAGAATATATAGTCGCATAACCACCCATCCCTGATTCTGTAAATTGCCTAACCATCTGAGCAGTAATTGCCCCAGTAGTATTATCAGCAAAGCTAGTCCCTGTTAGAACTGCTCTAGTTTTTCTTAAGGCTGTTGGTGTTCCCATTATCCGTACTCCACATTAAATGCGCTACCAAAAGCGCTATCTTTATTTAAAAAATACATTGTTTCTCCATCTTGAAGTGTTCCACTTACTACAGTAAAATATACATATCCCTCAGCATCTGAAGTAGAGAAAGTTCCAGCTGCCGAATCTCCTGTTACATCCTCAATACTAACCTGTAACACAGAACCTATAGCTCCACTAGTTTCTCCTTTCACTAAATCTCCCACTGAAGGAATCTGCATATCAAATGCAGAACTAAACGCGCTATCAAATACAGAATCTCTAGCAGTACCAACAGTAAAAGGAATCCTATAAAAGGTTATTTCAGAAGGAAGTGTTTGACCATCAAATCTTTCATAACCATCTACTCTTCTATATCTCCCCCTTACATCTACTTCAAAATTATCTGCAGATACTAATTCACCAGCCCTCATTGATAAAGCTGGCTCTATCATATTTAACCCACCTTCAAAAGGAAAATAATCTGATTGTAATCCAGAGGGTTTAATCTGACGCCTAGTTAATTTTGTCATTGTGGAACTACTGTAAAATTAGAGATATTCTGTACTCTTGAAAATCTTCTACTCTTTTGGCCTGACAATTGATCAGCTTCTAATTTATCTAATAAGTCCTCAAATTCAGCCAACGCCCCAGCTAAAATCTCAGGAGCATCTTCGCTTTCCGCATAATATATCTTTGCTCTAGACGTTATTATCTTATGAAACCTTGAGGGAATTGAAGATTCACTTCCGTCAACACTCATTTCAGTTGGAGTTTTCCAATAAGAGGCTCCTATTGTAGTAGTATCTTTAGGCGTTGGATACAAATCTATTACATTATCTGGTTTAACAGAAAAAACCTCCGGTGAATCAGATGTTATAACACCCAATTTATACTCTAAATTATAATCATACCAATCCATATATTCTAATTCCTGATATGAATTAGTTCCCTTAGCAAGAACAAAAGAATCTATATTCCAATTACCCAAATCAGTTGGAGAGGTTAAAGTAGAAACATCTGCTGTGGGGGTAAGAGTAACTTCAGTCCATAGGAAATCCCAATTAAACCATCTGCTTTGTATATCTACATCAGCTTGTTTTACATGACGAACAACAGCATTCTCTTCTTCTGAAAGAGAAGTTGATGTAACATCGTCTGGCCCTGTTCCTGGGATACCAATATCCCTCGCCATATTTTGACACAAAACTAGATAAGTACTCATTTCAAATTCTTCATTATATCATTACAAACATCATTTGGTTTTATATTAGCAGCACACATTGCGCCTCCGGTATACTCATCTCTATTGCATGTATTAAACCCATAGTGCAGTTTATGACAGGGAAAACAAAAATTATCATAGTAGTCAGGTCCTAAAGAAGTAGTATTTTCCCAATGTTTCGATAAATTTTCTTCAGAAGAATGAGAAAGCATTACAATCTTATGATTGTCCAAAGTAGAGGCCGCATTTAACACCCCGGTTTCCGGACCTATTACTATAGAACAACGATCTAAAAAAGAAAGAGTTTTCCTTATCGACCAATTACCTGACTTTGTTATAACTCTCTTTTCTTTTTCCCACCCTTGCTCTAAAAGTTGGCACAGTTCATCACCCACAGTAACAAAAGAAACATCCTTTCTTAAAGATAAAATATTAGATATTACACTATCAGTCCAGGGATATACTTTATGAACTGATGATCCAGATAAAGCCCATAAAATAACATGCCTAGATTTTATTTTCTTTCTTTCTTTTTTAGCCCATTCCCTTTCTTGTCTAGTAGGATAAAATTTAGGATTAAATACATGAGAAACTTCAGCTATA